GGCGAATTACGCGACCGCCCGTGAACAGATGGCCGGGTATTGGCAGGGGCTACGGGGTCGCGCCGCCGCGTTTGACGCGGCGCTGACTACGGTAGCTGCTCAATTCCCCGGTCCCGCGGTCGATGTCTGGCACGACTTCTCGGGTGTTCCAGCTCTTCGCGAAGCGCAAGGGGCAGCCTTGCAACGCGTGACCGGCCACATCAAGAACGGCATGGATCCGGTCCGTGCCTACGTGTACGAGGGATTCTCCGAGGTTGACATCGAGTGGTTTGTGCCGGTGGAGTCGCAGCAGACGGAGCAGGCGCAGGCAAGTCTCCGCCGCGCCGCTGACGTGCTGCTGGCCACCGGGTCCGACACCGATCGCGCGGTGGACGCGCTGTGTGACGTGAGCGATGCGATCGATTTCGCGGCCGAGTCGATGGCCCGGCGATCGACGTGAGCGTTCACGTCCTGCCGTGGGCGCGCACGCCCGATCCCGACCCCGGGCTCCCGTGGCTGCAATGCGCTCGCGAATTCCGGGCTGTTCCGCAAGGCGAGGTTGAGCGCGCCCGGGTCTGGCGATCGTTCGCGGCCAACGTCCACGGCCCGCGTGAGCGGGCGCTGGCGAAGGTGTGGGCACGGTATTTCCGTGGCGCGGCCAAGCGGACCGCTGAGCGCGCCGTGGATGTCCTCGGGCCACGAATGAAGAACATCTCCGATGCCGAGTTGATCGCGATCCTCTTCGAGCGCGAAGAGGCAAAATTCGCCTACGAGACGATAGGTGAGAGCACGATCCGCGCCATCCTCCAGACGGGATTTCGGTCCGTTGCCATCGAGGTTGCGGGCCTGACGTGGGATTCGGTGACGGACCCAAGCAGTCAGGTGCTCGGTCGGTATATCGTCGAGGTCTCGAAGTGGACGAGAGACCGGGTGCAGGCGATTGTCAGAAACGCGCTGACCAACGGGTGGAGCATCGCGCAGATGCAGGCGCAGATCATGGGGGATGTCGCATTCTCGCCAGTTCGCGCGCTACGGGTCGCCCGAACCGAAACGACGAACGCGATCGGCAAGGGCTCGTCGCTGGCGTACCAGGACGCGGCGAAACAGGGCGTCGACTTGCAGCGGCAGTGGCTCTCCGCCCGGGATGCGGCGGTCCGAGAATCGCACGTCGCGCTGGACGGTCAGATCGTAGACGTGGGGCAGCCCTACGTGATACCGAGCGGGGAAAACGCAGGTGCGGAAGGTATGCACCCGGGCGATTTCAGCGCCGCCGCCGAAGTCGTGAATTGCAGATGCACCGAGATTCCAGTTGTGAGGGCATGACCATGGAACCGACGACAACGATCCGACTGACTCAGACCCCTGCCGATGCGCTCGCGACCCTGATCGGGCGCCAGGTGATGGCCGGCTCGCGGCACGCGTCGATCGTGGACGCGCTCGCCAGCGTCTCCGGCCTCCAGATTCGAGACATCGGAGCCATCCTCGGCGGGGAAGTACTGGTGACCCGGGACCTCGGTGGCGAGGTTGACAGGATGGCTGGCCTCCTCGGTGTGCACCCGTGGACGCTCGACTACCGCGCCGAGATGGCGCGTGAAGTCAAGGCGGCCACCGGCGACAAGGAGGAGGGGGACGAAGGGTCGGGTACATACGGATTTACGATGTCGACCGCCGACCCGGATCGCGCCGGCGACATCGTTTCGCAGGACTGGCAGCTCGACGAGTTCAGGCGCAACCCTGTCGCCCCGTGGGCGCATCAGTACTCGATCCCGGTGGTCGGCCGATGGTCCGAGGTGGCGGTGCTCGGCGGCACCCTGGTGGGCCAACTCGAACCGACCCCGATCGAAGGCTACGATCTGTCGGTGACCGTCGCTGAACAGCTCCGGCTCGGGATTCTCCGCACCGTCTCGGTGGGCTTCCGGCCGACGACGATGATTCCCCGATGCGCGCTACCCAAGGATGACCCGAGGTGGGGCGAGCGCGGCTACCTGATGAGCGGCAACAACTTGCACGAGTGCTCGGTCGTGCCGATCCCCATGAACGCCAGCGCTTCCCGTCGCGCGCTGCCTTCTCCCGCCCAGGCCGAGCCAGTGTGGTTCCGGGCACTCGACGAAAAGCCTCCCGAGCGGTTCGGCTGGCTGAAATAACCATGGGGCGAATCAACCAATCCCGTCGACGCACCGCGATCCCGGGGGGCACCGCCCCGTCCCCCGGGGTCGTATCTTTTCAGCGCGGCCCTTGCGGTATCGCGCGGAACGGCGTATCGTAAATTTGCGTTGACGGATCCGCGAGGACCCACCCATGTTCGACCAGAAGCCGACCACCGAACCCAAGGGCCTCCGGGCCATTGATTGGGCTGCGCCCGTGGACGCCGTCCAGGCCGCGATCGCCGAAAACTTCGGCGCGACCGAGAAGGTGTTCAAGGAGTTGCACGGGGAACTCCGGGCCGGAACGAAGACGCTCGGAGAGGTGGAAGCTGCGAGCCGCAAGGCCGCCGCCGATCTCGGCGCCATCGATCTCAGGCTCGCCGAAGTGGCCGCCCGCGTCAACGCGCACACCGTGCAGATGGACGGCAGCGATTCCGAGTTGCGGCAGTTCGTCGTTCGGCCCAACGGTGACGAGGCGGGCGAAGTCGTTCGCCTGTGGGGTGGGCCCGTGTCCTACCGCGGGCAGGAGATCGGCAGGATGCCGGGACTCCTGGACTCCACCGAGACCTACGGCAACTGGCATGCCGAGGTCAAGGCCGCGCGCAAGGCGATCCAGTTCACGGTCGCCATGAAAGCCGGCCGTCACGAGGACCCGTGCAGTCTGGCCGTCTGGCGGGCTCACGCGCCCAAGTCGTTCCATCGGCTCTGCTACCTGTTGCAGCAGTCCGCCCCCGACGCGATCCGCCGGGTTGCGTCCCCGATGGTTGAGAAGATCTTCTCAAACGTGTCCGGGTCGGGCGCGTCCTTCATCCCGACCGAGATGCTGATCCCCGAGCTGGAGAAGGATCTCAAGTACAGCTCCTTCGCGCTGTCGAGTGACAACATCGAGCGCCGGGCCATGGACACCGCGGTCGTGACCCTTCCGTTCGTGTCGGGCATCGGTCGCCCGTACAAGTACGGAGCCGGGAGCACCGTTCCCGCTGTCGATTTCAACGAGAGCGGCATCACCGACGCAAGCCGCACGATCACGCCCTCGGGCCTGGCTCACTACACCCTGGTGGATCGGGACGCCGTGGAGGATTCGATCGTCGCGGCCATCCCCGAACTCCAGGCGATGATCGTTCGTTCGCTGACGTTGGCGCGTGAGGACGCCTTCGTGAACGGCGACACCACCTCGACGCATCAGGACGCGATCGCGTCCTGGAACCCGAACAGCATGTGGTCGAGCACCACGGGTGCGGGCGGCTCCTCGGACCACCGCCGGGCCTTCTACGGGCTGCGGGCGATCGCCTTCGACATCGGCGCGACCGCGAAGCTGGACGTGAGCACTTCGTTCACGACCGCGAACCTTCTCGCGCTGGCCGGCAAGATGTCGCCTCCTCACGGGGTGGAAGGCGACCTGATGCTGATCGCCGGGTACGACGCGTACCTGAGCAAGATCCTCGGCCTCACCGAAGTCCTGACGCTCGATCAGTACGGTACGGGCGCGTCGATCCTGACTGGTGAGGTCGCGCGGATCGGCCCCTGGTCGGTCGTCCGCACGCCGTTCCTCGCCGCCGAGATGGCCGCGACGGGCCTCTACACCGGCAGCGGTGCTCTCTCGACGATGGTCGGGGTGAACCGCAGCCGTTACCGCATCTACCAGCGGCGCGGCGCCATGGTGGAGTTGCAAAACCAGATCCGCTCGAACAGCACGGACCTCGTCGCACACATGCGCGAGACCCTGCACAGCGCCGACATCGGCACTGCCGCTACCTCCGCATCGCCGCGCAACGTCGTGGCGATGATCAACATCTGATCGAGGGAAAAGACATGAGCGCACCCACGTACTCGCACCTCTCGATCCGAATGCCGACCACGGCCGCTGGTACCGGCGATGTGATCTACGCCTGCTGGCCGTACCCGGTGGGCGGCCGTGTTTCCTCGCTCCGGTTCACGCCGGAAGTGGACGTGACTGCCCACGACGTCAACTATACCGATCT